GAAAAAGCAACCGAATTATTAAAAGAAAAAAAAGACCAAGAAAATATAATTAATTTATCATTAAAAGATATATATTATAATTTAATTCATACAATATATGATATATTAAATGAAGTATTAGATATTGGAAATAATCGCGACATTAATACATATTTAAATATATTCTTTAAAAAAGATAGAATGATATATATTGGTATAATATGTATTATAGTGGCAATAATTATAAACTTATAATCGCCCAAACAAAAATTGAATATAATATATAATATATTATATACTATATATATATAATGGAAATACAATCGGCCGTTTTAAACAAAGAGGACGAAATTTATTTTCAAAATGAATATAATAAATTAGTATTAAAAAAACCAAGTGGGTTCTTAACTGATTTATATTATTTAAATATAATAACACAATTATTATTTATTAGAAGGGAATACTCATATTCTATTGAGAATCAAGGCGCGACAACAAAAGAATTAAATAATTATAATCCAACATATGAAAAAATAATATTATTAATAAAAGCCGCAATTAAATCAAAATCATATGAAGATTTAAATAAATTATTTATATTTGTTAATGAATTTATTAATATAAACAAAGAATATTATTCAAAACAAGCACTAAATAATTTACGGTTAAATAATATAATATATAAATATGATAAAGTATTCTCTATTAAATCAATAAGAAATATTAATGAATGGTTTTCTTTTTTTGTTACTTATTATGGCATCGCCTAGGGGAGCCAGAAATTGATTATTTATATTTATAATATTTATAATATGATTAAATGGATATTAGTGTAATTAAAACAGATATTTCAAATTGGTATATTTATATTATTTGTGGTCATTTGAAACCTAAATCAACTGCCCCGCCAAGCGCGAATGCGCCAATTGAGCCAAGTTTTACAGCACACGGGAAAAAATTTGGTATATATATTGGTATTACAAAGGATATAAATAAAAGAAAAACGACTCATTTATTAGGAACAACTAAAAGTTCTAAAATATTATTAGAATTATTTGATAAAGAAAAAATGTATTTTACAGAATTAGGTGTTGTAAATGAAAGGCGCATTATTGCCGAATTATTAGAAACATATATAACATTATTGTTTAAATATAATTTTAAAGATTATTGTGTATATGGTGGTTATTATAATAGTAGAAATTCAATTATTAATGACGAAAACATTTATACATATTTCTGCACTCTATTTAATATTGATAAATTCTATTTTTCATATATTAAAAAAGAATCTCGTGTTATTGAAGAAAATAAACACAAACTTATTTTTTATTTGACGGAATTTTGCCATAGAGATTTTAAAATAACAATGGAAACAGGCATAATTAATGATATTAAAATTAAATTAATTGAAATAAAAGATTTTGATAATGATACAATAATGATTTAAAATAATATATATATATATATGAATTTAAATATAATATATATTACATAATATATAATATATAATGAATTACGAATTTAGCAGTGATAATCCTTTGATAAGCAAAGCAGTTAATAATTTATTAATTGAAAGTTCAATTTATTTATTAAATTTTATTTATTCACATAAAGAAATTGAACCTTATTCTAATCCAGAAATAAGAGTTGGTTTATCAATAAAAATATTATTAAAAATAAATACATACTTTGAATTATCAGTATTACAGCCAATTATTGACGATATTAATTTTCTTTTAAATGACGCAGATTATTTAAATCAATTTGCTAATCCTCAAGAACGTAAAAACAATTTAACAAAGGAATACATATTAATTAATAAATATATTGAATTATCAGATACAATGACATTAAATAAAAATAACGCGCACGCGCCAAAAAATTAATATAAAACGGATTCAGAATCGGACCCGGAATCGGCAATGGATTCACTTGTTGGTATAATTTCAGAATCTATTTCATTAAGATTATCAACAGATTCATTAATAATTAATTTGCCATTTTGTTCATTATAATTGGTAATATATCTATTTGGTTTGAAACTATTATTAATTTTATTAATAAATGATTTTTCATCAGTATTGCCACATTGTGCGCGCCAGGCTTCATATATAATATTATCGGCTAAATCATCCCCGGAGAAAATCATTTTATCAACTATATATGTAATATCGGTTATTATTTGATATGTATTAAATTTAGTTTTATATAATAAAATGTATAAATTATCTAAGGTATTAGTGCTACCAATACATTCAATACCGGAGGGACATAATTTGTTGGGGTCACATAATATAATAAATTTAACATTAATAATATATGATATAATATTTAAATCAACAATACAAATTTCTCTATCATTATTTTTTACTGCTTTTTGGAAATCATCTACATTATCTACTTCAAAAAGTTCGCTATATTCATTAAAATTATTAATTTTATATATTTCATAATATGCTATCTTTGTTAATTCCCATAATTCTTTTGGCGACTTTTTATCGTTAATATAATTATTATTGTTTGATATTTCGTTTATAATACTAATTTTTAGGTCATTAATAAATATGTTATTATATAATGTTTCTTTTGCTCTTTTAATTAATGTAAATATACAATTATTTTGCCCTGATTTGGTTTCATATATCATAAATTTGTTATTTTTTAATTTATTAATCCAAAATTCTGGTAATAATTTATAATCGCCTTCACAAGAGTATTCATTATTATAGATATTTGAAGTTATATAGTTAAAATCATTTTCGGGGTTTTTATTATTATAATGGTCTTTATCTTTTTCTTCAATAGTCGCAACTTTTGTATTATATAAATTATTAATATATGTTGAAATATTTATATTATTGTTATTAATATCATTTTCATAATCAACAAAGATTTCTTCTTTAATATATGGCGATATAATATTATAATTTGTTATTCTATCTTCAAATATTTCGCTTCGTTTAATTGGATTTCTTAAAATATCTTCATTTATTCTTTGAATATAATTATTAACATTATATCTATTACCTGTATTAAGATTTATTGAATTTACAATTAATTTGTTATTATAACAATGAACTCGCCCGTCTCCTTCGGTATCTTTACAAGAATTTTTGAACACTGGTCTAATATAATTATATTTATATTCTTTTTGAGTCCCTTTCTCTTTCACTTTCCCTTTCTCTTTCCCTTTCACTTGCACTTTCTCTTTCTCTTCCACTTTAATGCTATTTTCAAAACTCATATTAATTGGCCCAATTTGTTGTTCAAGTTCATTAATAAAATCGCCGGTTTTTAATTTAAGTAATTCATCTGTTGTAATAATAAATCCATAAATAATTTTAGAAATAATATTAAATATTTTAGTGCGTTTTTCTACAATATTCATATTAATATTGTTAATTATTTTTAATATAGTGGCTTTAACATTTTGGCCATCTGCTGTTTGTAAGTATTTACTTAATTCATATCTTATTAATTCAAAAGTTTCTTCTTCATATTGTAATCTAATATTAAATTTAATTCTATTATCTTTAATGTTTTCATCAAACAAAATTTTTTTATCAACAAACAATTCATCATTATATTTATATTGACTATGAACATCTTTTTTAGTTATTACATTATCATTAACTATCATATTTTCTTTAAATAATAAACTATTGCTATCAAAGATAATTGGATTCATATTTTTTGGTTTATTTATAATTATTTGTTCTTTAATTGCTTCATCAACTAATATATGTTTAACATTAATAATAAATCCATTAATTAACATAATATCTGTAACTATATCATCTGTGGGGTCTGTTAAATTTGGCCCGGGATTAATTAAGAAACAAAATGGTGCTAAGTATTTTAATAAAGCATATTTTTCTAAAATTAATACCTTTGTAATAGTATCATAATATGATAATGTATATGTATCTAAATTATAATTTATAATGTATTTCAAACTAATGGGTGAGGGAAATATAGGAACTGCTAAATTATTATATAATATTAAATATCTTACTTGGTTATATCTATCAACTATTTGATATTTTATTTTAAAATCATCAAATTCCCCGGGGAAATTCAAAATCATTTTATTAATCATTTGTTCAATATAATAAATATTAATATATGAACTTTCATAATTACTTAGTGAATCAATAATAGTTGAATGTGATACATTATTAATGTATTTATTTAGTTCATCATTTGTGTTAATGTTAATGACTGGATTACATTTATGTATATTATTTAATAAATTAGTAATAATCTCGTGATTACTATTAAATAAAACTTGCGTTGATTTTATTTTTTTAATATTATATTCACACATACATAATAACTCATATGTATTATTATATTTATATATTATAATGGAATTTCTATTAGGTTTATATAATTGATTAATATCATATCCTGTTGGGCATTTAATAATAATATCTGATATATTATTTTGAGTTCCAATAGTTGCTTCAATGATAAAAATATTTAAACCCTCAGGATAAATCATATTTTCAAAACTTAATAAATCCCATAAGAACTTTTCATTAATTGATTCAATATTTAAACTAATATAATTAATAAAATTTTGCGCCGATAAATATGTTAATTCAACACTATTATAATATGTGCTAACATTTGTATCATCAATAAATGTAGTATATATTGAGCCATTTTTTAACAATCTATAAATATTAATGTTTGATTTTATTAATTGAATAATTTTATTTATAAAAACTGTGTCTTCTTCAATATTTAATAATCCTTTGAAAATATTAACAAATTGATTGCCTTTTTTAATGGTTTTTCTTAAAATACAAGTTATATATTTATCTGTGCTCTTACACATTTTATTTGGATTTACAACTTCATTTAATTTAGAAGGTAATAAAATATATCTATTTGGATAATCAATAAACATTTTACTTGAATCTAATATGTAATATTTATTTTTAATTATATTAAAATCTGGATTATCATTTGTTTCAACTTCTTCTTCTTTTATACCATTAAATTTATTCATACATAATTTATCATTAACAACGTGTTTATTAACTACGTGGTCTTTCATACAACACGGTTGGCACATATTATTACTAAAACCCAATTTAACATATTTCTTTTTATTTATAATATTTTTGGAATTGGGCCCCACAGCTTCATATGTATCGCCGTCCCATTTAGTTGGGCAAAAATAAAAATATCCTTTGATATGTCTCCCCTTAACATTTAATGTTTCAATAATTTCATTCAAATATTTTATTTGTTTTTTATCTGTTTCGGTTTCTAACATTTTTTGATATTTAATTAATAAATTATTTGCTTTTTTACTTGTTATAACCAAAGGGCGTTTAATATTTTGTTGGCAATTACGTGAATAAGATTTGTTTTTGTATTTATCATCATAAAACAATGTTGGATTTGATACTTTTAATCTTTTTAATAAATTAGTTTCATTTGGTTCTGGTAAATCATTGGCATCTTCGCCTGTGCCAACTGGTGAAACAATTTGCGCCTCTTGAATGCTTTGAGAACTTTGTTGTTTTTGAACATCTTCACTAATATTAAAATCATCAAAATCAAATAATTTGTAATCAAATTTATTTTTATTTTTATTTGTTGTTTTAACTTTATTGGATATTTTTTCAAAATATAATTCAATGGCGGTATTAATAAAATTATATATTTGGCCAATATTATTATGAGGGGCGCCTAAAATAATTACTTTATATAAATTATTATTTTTATAATTAATGGATATATCAATACCTGGGTTTTTGCCTTTAATTAATTCGGTCATAATGAATTTATTTTTCAATACTGTATTATTTGAGGTAATATTAATATTCTTTTTGGAACATAAATTAATATAATTGCCATAAAACTTCTTTGCTTCTTCTTTTGATATTTTATATTTATTTTCAACGGCATTTATAATTTCTTCTTTTGTAAAATCATTTTTGATTAATGTATAAATATAATTATTTATTTTGTCCATTTTTAAGAATCCATTTATTCTTTTATAACGCAATTTAATATTATCATTTATTTCTTCTTTATTCTTTTCAATATAATTAATAAACAAATCATATTTTTTAATAAATGTTTCAAATTTATTTAATTTGATTTTCTTTGGTGTTTCAATCCTATAATTTATATTATAAAATGCGATTTTAGTATTAGTATTAATATTTTTGAGATAATTTAAATCTGGTTCATTAATTTTGTTTGGTAAATTTTGTCCAATTAGTTTGAAATCCGTTTTGTT